CTCCAAGTCGGGACCGAGGACGGGCCCCCACCTATGCCAATTAGGGTTGACATAGGCTACTTCCCGCCCCCGCTACGCTCAAATGCGTTTCAAAAATGTTTTCCTGAGATTACCCCTCCAATGGGGTCTCAGGGTAACGAAGAAATCGTTGGGCTAGACGAGATAGAGCCCTCCATGCAACCGAACCACAAGGAACCATCAGAGTCTACTGCCTCCTTTAGGCAGTAGAAACCTGAGGAACCTAGGAATTCCTCCCTAGGTTCCCTCCTTGTGGCCCGAGCAGCCTATTGATTCCCAAGACCTCCACAAGAGGAAAACTAGGGTAAAATAATCAGTAGCCTTCAGACCTAATCAGTCTCAGGACGAATCCTTAACCGCCGTCTGCTCGCCCACTGTTACGACTCTATTAAAGTCATTATCCTCCTAGCCTTCCAAATGCGGAGATGAGAGGAACCCCATATCCTCTCAAACTCGCAGGGTTCACCTTCAGCTGTTGCTGGGTGCCTAAGGGAGCGCTACGGGCGACTGTAACACACACTTCCCAAAGGTCTTACCCCGGGCGGCTCAAAGCGTCTTGGGTAGGCCACCATCTCGTCGCGTAGGGATCACTCCCTACACGAATCCAACTGGGATACCGGATTGTCGGAACAGGCTCGAGTAGCGGTACCACTTCTTAAGAAGACCCATCTGATCCTTAGGGATGGAATCCCTAGGTGTCTTATGAATATTCCGTGGAAGGGGTAGCGCTCCAAGCTCAGTCTCAATTTCATGAAACTGAGCCCAGAGTTCTTCCATAACACCCCAGTCAAGAGATGTTAGGATGATTTCTTCGAGTTTGGTCCGTAGGTCCCGTGCAGCAATATATGAATCAAGAAATCGTTCTCTATATACTGTCTCGTTAAGAGAATCGATAATGAACAACGGAGTTGTTCTTTCGATCCCGGGGTGGGAATCCTGACGGCCCCCTGTCACAGGGGACGGCAGTACCTCTACCCAGGCAGCTTTATTAGAACGAGCTTGAGACATATAGTGCTCCCGGTCCCGTTTTACGGTTCCTAGGCGATAGGCCTCCTTTAACAACGGAGACAGACCGTCTAGCTTTGACAAAATGAGTTGAATCTCATTTTGAAAGAATCTTAAAACGAGACTTTCGACTCTATCTATAAAGTTATAACGTGAGGATACCGATTTCATCGGTAGCCAAAACGCTAGCCCTTTATAGGCAGGGCCTGCGGGACCGTAGTAAGCCAAAATATAGTTACGCAGCCGTTTGGATATTAAAAACAAACGCTGGGATGCAGATGCTTTAGCTCTATACCCATAACCAAGGACCGACATCGTCTGGCCCAAGGTTAATGAGTACTTCCGAACAAGTTCGAGGAGACCGGCAAAGGATTGCCGACCTACGACGAACTCTCGGAAGGAGATCGGAGAGACGTCCACTCCGTTATGGAATGTGCGTTTCGCGAACTCTAAAGTTGAGCCTGAACCGGAGATCATAGATTTATGAGCTCCGATTCCTACACCCATACGATGCATTAATAGCTCGTACTGCTTGGCTACACTTCGGCTCGCTATGACTACATCATCTCCCAAGATGGCATAGCCTGCGAACCATCCTGTCCCTAACCTCACCTTACCTGCCAGGAAGGCAGACCACTGAACGAACGCATGGTGGATGAATGCGAGCATAGCCCACGAACTCAGAGCACCCATTGGTTGACCGGTCCCATAAATGAGATAGCCCTGATCTGACAGCTTGAAGGAATATTTCTTTCCCTCAAAGCTAGCAGAGTAGGTCTTCCCACAATGGTATTTCCGGCCAATCAATAGGGACCCCCATAATTCAGCCCCCCAACTTGTTAGGAAGGGGGCCAGAAGGGTTTTCTGTAGGACGATAGGTATCCGATCCGTTGCAGCCGATAGATCGAATGAGTGCAAGGAGATCCTAGACCGAGTTTGTCTCTCGATCTTATCTTTCCAAGCAATCAATCGATAAATAGGTTTCAACTGATCGAAGGTACCGTCCTGCCGAATTAAAGAAAGTAACTGAAACACGGTACTATGTAAACCGTGGAACAGCCACTGAGTGAATGGATCCACCATCGCAAAAACTCGAAGCTTACCTGCGGGTTCCTCTTTGAATCCCAGGCGACCTAAGTGGTTCGTTGCCTCGAATGGACAACCAGGAGAACCAGGACCTAAGGGTAGGGAATCCTCCCATACCCAAAGGCGCTGGCCCCACTGCTCAATTCGGTTTGTGACCCAATTAGACTTGGTCATTTCACACCAATTCCTTAGCAAAGGAAAGAGTGGAGAAATAAACCAAGCATGGGCACTAGCGAGAAGAGTAGCGGGCGATGTCGACTGGGCGCCACCGGGTACGTTACCACCTTTGATCGCAGGGGAACTTTTGGAAATCATAAAAGGCTTAGCTTTGAGCCTCTTCAAGAAGTTTAATGGAGACCAAGCCCCAAGTCTTACTGCACTCATAATAGATTTCCTGAATCTAGATAAGGACAGCAAGAAATGAGTCTGGAGGAATTGACTAAATTCCCACAGCAATTGGGGCTCCATCGAGCTTCCGTCGGAGATGGTTGATAGCTTCGGACTTAACTTACAATCTAATACCCTGTATAGGGCAAAGATAGTAAGCCAAGAACGAATATACCAAACATCTCCTGCACGAATCCTACGGCGGTGAATTGCCGGGATTATAGAAGGACAACCAGAATGCGTTCGACCGACTCGAACTCCGAATGGAGTCAAGTCGTGTAGTCTCTGACCTCCAATATACTGTTGGAGAAGGGAGTAGCAAGCTTTTAAGTATATAATTAAAAACTTGTTTCCTCCTGAACGTCTCAAACGGTACAGGGTAGCCAGTGTGGTAAGGAGAACTTTAACAACCGATAGATTAACTCTTCGTCCCAGCAGAGACACCATACAAAGTAGTGGTGTCAAAGCTGGTCGCCCAAGTTTTACCTTGAGCATGGCATTAAGAGACGCAAAAGAACTTAGCAGTCGACTCCATGTTCGACTAGACACTCGTTTAGTTGAATTTATGTTGAAGACAGTTAAGTTATTTTGTTATTCATAGAATCGTCTCTTAAACTTCGGTTTCCCCGAGTGGGGGCCGCAGCCAGCCTTGGAAGGCTTTAGATGAGGTCTAATCAGGCTTAATCTATCTTATCTCCCCATTACCAAAGGCCCCCTTCCGATTACTCGGAAACGCCTCGATAAAAGGATCGACCGATAAACTACCTGCCGTACATAAACTGAAAGAGGTACTTTTCCTCCAAGGTTTAGGGGTGTCAGCCCTTTCCCCCTGGCGCCCTAAACGACTAAGGCTAGGTCATCCTCCCTCCAACAAGTCTACGCACGTCCAAATTTTACGTAGGGATCACTCCCCAAATGCGAGCCACTAGAGGCACTCCCATCTGAGAGGCGCCATCCGGCGAATTTCCAGATGAGCAGGGACACAACGTCCCTG